CTCCTGCTCTTCGAAAATCTGCTGGGCGAAATTGTCTTCGGGCGCGGCCTCTGTCTCTGGCGCAATACCTTCGGCAAAGTTGACGTCGCTCATTGTGTCTGCTTCCTGTTCTTGTAACGCTGCAGCCACTCATACAGCATTTCAGGCGTCGGTGTCATGTTCGGGTTCACACCCTTGAACTGTTTCAGAGCCTTGTCCATCAGATCACCCGGCACCATATCGTCATCGTCTTCGATCTCAGTGTAGTCCTTCATCACATCGACAGCCGTCACGGTCTCTTCGCTACTGTAGAGATAGCCGCTCCGTTCAGTGCGGAATGAAACGAAGGTATCGTCAATCACCTCCTGCAGCTCGCGCGTGTTGAGTGGCTTCCCCTTGGCCAGCTCGCGGCGCTCTATCTCGGGAGCAGCCATGGCCCTGATGCGCTGGGCATACCTGATGTCGGCAGGCTTGGCCTTCGCACCCACCACAATGCCCATGGCAAGCATCTCGTCCTTCAGCATCGTGTCGGCTGTCTGCAGTGTGGTGTAGTTCGTCTTGTCGTCCTTCAGGTTCGACTGGGCCGCGTGAAGGCTGTCGATGGTCCCGGCAGTCAGGTCGGTCTGATACTTGCGCAGGTCCAACTCTGCGAACGCTGCCGGATCAGTCATACGCATGGCCTGCAGCTCGCTGTAGACCTCTGACTTGTCAGTGGTAGCCGGACCCTTGTCAATCAGCTGCAGCAGCTTCCTGCGTTCTTCGCCGGGCATGTCCGCTGGCACCGACTTGCGGGCACCGTCCAGATCACCGGCCTCAATCAGCTCCTGCACTTTGGTGAAGGTTGTGTCGTACTGCTCAACGCGGGATTTCTGCTCGGCCTGATCCTGACGACGATACTCAGCGTCAAGGGCTGACAGGGCGTCCTCACGCACAGCCGGGTCACTGGCATTGTTCTTGATATACCGGGCGGCCTCATCACGATCCGCGAACTGGCTGACGGCATAGTCAACCATGCCCCGAGCTTCGTCTATCCGGGCTTCTTTGTCGATCTCGGCCAGATGTTTCTCCGCCGCAAGATCAGCGGCAGCGCCAAGCTGGACACGGTCTTCTGCGTTCAGGTCGTTGTAGTAGATGGGTGCCGGGCCACCTTGCTGGGAGAACTTTCGCGTCAGGTCCTGGAGTACCTTGCCGACAGGCTTGCCGGTACCGTCCTTGTTGAAGAAAATAGTCTTGTTGGCTGCCGCCTCTTTTGGAAATAGCGCCGCAGCATCTTCGCTTGGGTCAGAGCCCAACAGATCAGGGCCAGCGCCTTCGCCCATGAAATGAAGTACGTACAGATTTGCTTCAGAAACAGGAATGCCATTCTGCTTCAACACAGCGGAGTTAATGTCGATCAACTTGTCCATCGCCCGCTCTTGCTGCTCGGCGTCTCCACGACCGTTTGCCGTCAGCCCAAGTCCGGGGTGGTTCTTCATCAAACCAAGCCATGTACCCTCTGTGAACTGGTATCGCCCAGTTGCAGATGAGTTTGGGTTCTTAGCATCATCTCGATTGCCACTTTCACGACGGCGAACTTTCTTCTTGAAAGCATCTGTGACCTTGCCGCCGCCGATACCGTTGCTGGCCATCACAGGATCGTCCTGAATGTCCTGCATCACGCGCAGTTTGGAAATCCGCTTTTTGAGCAGCATAACCTCAACTGCGGCCTGCTCCTTGGTCTTGATTCCTGAGTTCACCAGTCCCTTGTAGGTCTCCCATATATCCTGCCGCAGATCGGCACGTTCGTCTTCAGTAATGTCGGGATCAGCAGCGTTCGCAGCCATCTGGTTAATGGCGGCCTGTGCCGTGGTGAGCTGGTCCGTGTTGGAGTGCCCTTGAGCCTCATTGCCCACACTGATGTTGAAGCGCGCCTTGTCGTCATCTGTCTCCAGTTTGAAACGCTCGCGCACATCAGGATCAGTAATATGCTCCATGGCCTTCTTCTGCCAGTCGCGTGCGCCACTGTCAGCGTCCCGACCCCATGTCTTGTAGTCAGGCTTGTCCTTGAGGTTGTACGCCTTCCTTCCGGTCAGCAGGTTTGTCTGCCAGAACGACCGTGCCCGGGCCAGCTCAAGCGAGCCCTGCTTTTCCTTGTCGGCCTTCGCGTGACGAGCAAGGTTGATGCCGAGAGAAGACACGGCCTCACCGATCTGATTGGTAGGCGCGCGAACAATCGTCTTGTCAGACGTCGGTGTGGCCTGTGGCAGGCTGTCTCTCGTCGGCATGCGGGCCATGGCTAATAACCTCTTGCGTATTTATCGTAAAAGTTTGTCCCGCCACGAATGACACCGCTAACCAGAGCGGTCTTGCCCGAAGCCTTGCGAGACGCCGCACTGGCATATGCCTTGTTGCGCTGTGAGGTGCCCTCGAAAAAGGCAACCGTGGCATTGTATTCGCCCTGTTGTTCAATGCCTTCCATGATCGCATCGACGCTGCCGCCTGTCGGACCTGCACCGCTGGCCGCAGCTACCGCCCGCGCCCGAGACGCAACAAGGTTTTTCTGACGCCTTGCACCCATCGCCCTGCGCTGCCCCTCGGCCTTGGCATCATCACCGGCCTGCTTCAACTGCTTGGCTTCGATACCAGCTGCCTCATTGGCCTTATACCCGGAATAGATCGCACCGCCTGCGCTAAGCACGCCAGCCGCTGTTGAGAGCGTCGGCAGTGCAGCTCCGATTGCACCGACTGTTGTCGCTGCCGTAGCCGTAGTTGCCGCGCTCGCACCGATGGCGGTCATGATTGCTATTGTTGCCGTTGCCATTTGAGCACCCTGTGGCCTTTCACCTTCTCGCCAGTGTCCTTGAACCCAAGCCAGTCGATCCACTTCGGAGCGCTGTGCTCGGTCTCGTCTTCGATAGTGTATAACTCATCCTCGACCCGCTTGGCTGCATTTAAAAATCTGATTGACCAGCGCAGGATATGCATCTTGTATTTCAAGCCCTCTTCAGAAGCCTCGAAAAAGACATAGGGCCTGTCCTCTGATCCCCAGATGATCCATCCCATGCCCATGAACTCACCGTCTTTCTCAATCACTGTGCCGGTGAAATGATCCGGGCAAACATACCGGGTGCGTTTCACAATATCGACGGCTCTGGCAATCCTCATTTCCATCAGTTTGCGTCCACCAACAGAGACAGGGCCTTGACCGTGCAGGGCAGCGGAGCGCAGCCCTTCAGATAGACGCGGGAATCGGTGTTCCATCCACCCTTTACAGACATCATGTCGGGATCGTAATCCTCATACACCTTGGCAGTGGTGTTGGTCTCTCCGGTGATGTTGTCGGTCAGTGGCAGGAGGTTCATGTCGGTGAAACTCAAGTTGCTGAACCGGAAGCCACGGATGTGGGTCTTGTGCAGCACTGGAGCCAGCTGAGTGACCTTCTTGCGCCGGTTGACAGGGTTGCCATCCTGAACGCCGTAAGCCAGCTTGGCGCTCTTCCACTGCCATGTGTAAGGCAGGCCAACCACCACATCTCCAGTGACGCTCGCGGGCAAGGTGATCTGACCGCTGGCCACAGTGAACTCTGTCGGATCATCCCCTGTCATGTACGCCGTGCCATCAACAGCATTCCACACCACAACCGCCTCGCCTTCCAGATGAGTGAGACCAGTGACGGTCGCACTGCCTGCCAGCGTGATGACAATGTAGCTGTCACCCATTCTGTTCGTGGTGCCGCCCTGCGCGTTGTCGTCATAGGCCAGTTTCTCGACATACCGCTTGGTCACGCTGTCGATGGTGCGGTTCACGATCAGATAAACATCATCATCCTGAGTGTTCGGCAGAACCGTCACATCTTCAATCAGGCCGTCAGTCTGGAAACGATACCATGTGATGACATCCTCGACCGGCTCCCAGATCAGGATCGCACAGGTGCCGTCATTCAACACGAACCAGACGCGGGTGTCAGGCTGACGCTGTACGGCCATAACCTTCACGCCCTGTCCGAGGATCGTAGGGTGGAACTTTGTCACTTCGCTTGAGGCATAATCCTGATTGTCGATGCTGTAGGAGAGCGAGTAGGCACGCTTGCCCGACCGCTGCACGAAGATGGCAGACTTGTCGATTTTCACCGCCTCAACATCTGCGCTGCCCTGTGTGGACGCATCCTTGATTGAGAAGTTCGTCGGCGTGATCGGTTCATCAAATGACGATGACCTGCCGACTGGCTCAGCGCCTGATGTACCGATGCACATCCGGGCAAGGCCCAGCATCCAACGAACCGCATTTACAGCACCTGTGGCGATGGACCTGATGATAGGACCGCTGTCTCCTTCTTGTTCCAGATCGAAACTCTCGAAGCCATCCGATATGGACGCAAAAACCTTGTCAGCTCCGCCCCACCAAAGCCGTCCTTCGAAGAGAGCGATTGCAGTCGGCCACCCCTTGAGCGGAGAGAAGGTTCCTTCAGCCCATTCGTTTGCCACTTCAGCGGCGTGGATGCGTTGGATGACCTCCATCTGAGCCACCGTTGTCGAATCAACACTTTTGATGAGCACATAGCCATCACCACCGCCGCCGCCTGAATAGACCGCAGTGACAACCGCCGTTCCAGACGTGTAATCATCCGAGTTGAAACCGAGCCTGCAAAGTATGACCGTGTTGGCAGAACCGGGTGTCCTTATGATGCCAGCCTGATTGGAGGTGTAAAACTCAATCCTGCGCCACGTCTCGCCATCATCCTCTGAAATCTGCAGGCCGATTTTCCCCGACCATGTGCCAGTGATGGTGATTACAACATCGCGCTCCCTCGTCTGCTCATCAGAACCGTCACTGTCAATGTCATACTTCGCATTTCCTGAGACACGGATCGTATCAGTGTAGCGATCTGCCCCGGCCAGAGACGCGCTGACAGTGGTCTGCTCATGAGAAATCCTGAAGACCGTGCCGATATGTCCTGCTTTCCAAAAAGGTGCCGAAGCAGTCAGGGAGCCGTTGCCGTTTTTCACACCGGGCAACATCGTCACATCTGCAGTCTTGTCACGGAAAGGACCGTCAGTGAAATAGTACGGCGTCAGAGACCACGATGTCGCGCTGCGGCGTTCAATCCTCTGTGGCTGCATGGTGCTATCAGATGAAGTGATGAAGATCACGTCACCCGACTGACCATACCTGAGGGTGAAGAGTTGCGCGGCTGTCCATGGTGCAACGATCTCCATGACGCCCGACGAAGCAACGGCCACATTGGATATGATTCTTGAGGCTTCACTCTCGCAGGAGAGCTGAATGTAATAGGTGCCTGTTGTCGGCGTAAACGCCAGCGAGTGAAAACCTTCCTTGAGTTCAGTCTCAACGATGTATTCATCACCACCATCCGTGGAACCGCAGCGGAACCTTATCGGGCCAGTGTCAACTGTGATTTCGATTGCGTGCTCTTTGCCCTGATCGCCGCCAGAAACGCTGTCAGATCGCTTGGCGAGGGTCGTGGAGCCGCGAACAGGCGTAGAGATGGTCAACACCCCACCGGAGATGTTAGCAATGCCACCGCCGACCGTTGTGAGGGTCCACCCTGTCCCTGAGCTGAAGTCGCCATTTGTCACCACAGTTGACACAGCCACCCGGGAGATCAGCGCGTCAGCGTTGCGAACGCGGTACTTGGTATCGCTCATCTCGACCATACTGGTATCTGTGGCCGAGAAAATGAACGGGATGTTGCGGGCGGCTTCGTCACCATCGGTGGAGCCAAGCCAGCCAAGACCGGCACGACCCTGCATAGGTCCAATGACGCGCGGCGTGACGTTGATTGCGGTCTCTGCTGAGATTTTCATGCGAGCCAGATCAACCCGGCCCAAAGCAAGCGGCGACACCTCGCCACCGTTCATGGCAAACAGATAAGGTTTCTCGCGCATCACGAACCTCGTTGCAAGCTGCTGTCTCTGGAACCCCTGAACCGAATGCTGGACCAGTTGCCTTCACGGATACGGGCGGTTGTCTGCTGGAGCTGATCGAACGTACCGGCCTTGCCCTGCTTGCTGTGGGCCTTCGCGTGAAGGTCTTCGGCCTTGACCGTTGATCCGGTGATATGAGGAGCAACGCGGGCGGCGAGCTCAAGACCAAACGCCTCGGCCATACCATCGGTCCACCGCGTGAGGTCAAGACCATATGAACTGTCGTTCGACACATACCGCATGTAAATTGGCGTGGAGTTGGCCCAGATATAACCACCCTCCATCAAATAGGCGTTGCCTGTCTGCTGTTCGTCCAGCGGAAAATCAAGGAACTCGTCCAAGGATATGATCTGCTTCTTGACAAAATCGGTCGGCAGATCATGTGCGTAGGTAAAGGCGAAGGCCGGATTGATTGATTCGTTCAACTCAATCTTGACCGTCTTCATGGCAGAGCGCCAGAACTGCTGCTCCAGTATCCAGACAAGAACGCTGTCATAGAAATCATCGCACCGGAACCGGGGTTCAACGGTCTCAGTGAGACTGGAGATGGGCGTCTGTTCACAATTCCTGACCGCCCTCTTGTAGAGGTCCAGTTTTGTAGTGCCCATCTCCGCGTCTCCTTATGCTGCTTTGGTTGTGAGGGACTTCACCGCTGCGGTAACAAATTCCTCAGCGGCCTGCTTCGAAACGAGCCCACCGGACACGCTGACACCCTGAGAGTTCTTCACACGCCAGCCGTCTGGGCGTTCCTCAATATCGTACAGCAGACGAAGCCGTGCAGCCTCATCACTGTCTTCAGAGATCATCTTCCATTCGGTGTGGGTCAACAGAACGACCCGCAGCAAGCCCTTGCCGGTTTCCAGAACCCGGAGACTGGCCTCCCAGCCCTTCAGACGGTTGATGACCGTGATGCGGGACAACGCTGATGTTCTGGCTGCAACGTGGCACCAATATTCAGGGCGCATGATGTCTTCCATCGTGTCGCTGGGCTCACACCTGTGGGTGTACTCGCTGACCACGAACTCAGCCAGCTGGAAGTTCTGCTGCTTGACCGTGGGCTTCGCCTTCTGAGCGGCAACAGGGTTCTCGACAGGCACGACCGTTGCTACCGTCTGTTCGACAACAGGTGCGTGGGCAGGAACCTTGTTTGAAACTTTCTTTGCGGCTTTCGCCATGTGCTTTCTCCTTGCAATAATGGGGCACGGCGTTGTTGCCGCACCCCATCACTATAGACTGGAATGATCCAGACGTTAAGCCACTGCAGAGAAGCCGGTTGTAGCCGCTCCGCCAACAGTCACCGCCGTCACTCCGTGCATGGAGGTTTTCGGTGTAGTGGTGTCAGTGACCAGAACATGATCGCCAACGCGCATCCCGAGTGCTGCGCCATCCGAATAGTAATCGGCGGCATTGGTGGCGCTGTCCACAGCTGTGGAGCTGTAAATCCACAGAGCGGGGCCATCACCAATGCGCTGAGCAACAAGGCTCGGGGGGTTTGAAGTCAAATAAGCCATATCAATGACCCTCCGTTAAGACGCTACGAGCGCAGAACCATCATGCGTCATCTGCACGACGCCGGTGTTCTGAAGCAAGACAGCCTGATGGAACAAGGAACAACGCGACCAGCTGTAGTTCTGCTCGTCATTGTATCCGATGGGTGCATCCATGCCTGCAACGTTGGCCGAGTGGCCGATGGCGTTGCGGTGATACATGAAGCACAGCTCAGTGGCAGTGCCCAGACCAGAAATCTGGTTCGACACGATCCACTTGACGCCCATCCACTCCCACCAGCCGGAGCCAGAGGCTTCACGAGCCTTCGGAGACATTGCGTCCCAGCCCGGGAAGTTGTTGGCCGGTTTGATGGCAACGAAGTCAGCGGAAGACCACTGCACAATTGACATCATGTAGCCGAGGAAGGCAGGCGAGATCACTGCGAACACATTGCCATCCCAAGGGACGCCGTTGTTCATCAGATAGACCATGGCCTTGTTGATCATGTTCAAGGACGCCGGAGCGGCGGCACCCGTAGTGATCGTGCCAGCTTCAAGCTGAGTGAGGATCACCTGATCGCAATCCCGGTTGATGACCGACATTGTATTGATCTGCATGATCTCAGTCTGGTTGCCCTGAGACTGGAAGATGTTGAAGCCGGTCATGCGGCGCAGGTCGTGTTTCTCGACAAGCGTTACGGTGACCTGCGTGTTGTTGTTGTCGCCAGCAGGGATCAGGCCATTGGTGCCGCGAGTAACTGCGGTGCCGGAACTGTCCACGATCAGGAATACTGCCTGATTGCCTTTGATGACTGATTCCTTGATCGTGGAATCCTTCAGGAGAGACTGGCGCTGGCCGAAGCCGAGAACCATCTCATTGCGATATTGGATTACTGGGGCTGCGCCGGGCATGGCGAAATACCTCCTCTAAATGGGTTCAAAAGACGCTACATGGTCCTTGGGTAACCATTCAGAGGTAGGTGTCAGGGTGTCCTTGCGGGGCTGACGTTTGCCTCATCGTGGGGCACGGACTAAAGCAATTTGCGATAGACGGAGCCGCAGATGCGGGGTGGCCGATGCACAAGACATACAACATGTAGTGTGCATCGCGCAATAGTGTTTGGATCGTGAGCATCGTGAGAGCCCAGAACGCAAGCCCCGCCGACACCAGTGTCATGATGACTGAGCCGAAGCGGAGAGCGTGAGCCAATCCATTCCGCTCTTGATCCTGAACCTCTGCGCCCACGTAGCAGGCGATGAAGGCACTGGCCGCAGACCACAAGGTCATGTCCACAGCAAAGGCGTTGCCCTGCGTCAAGGCAGCGGTGAAGATCATCCGAGTGCCAGTGCGCCGTAGATGACGGACCCGGCATAGTTGGACATCTGCATCCTCGTCATGCCCCGTCCTCCTCAAAGATGCGCTGCTTCAGGAGGTAGCCTTCCAGAGGCCAGACCTGATTGAGCGCGTTGCGGCGGGCGACCGTCCTGCCGATCTCCTTGTTGAAATTGGCCTTGTCCGCGCAGGCAGCCTCTGCCGATACGTTGAAGCCGTTCTGCATATCGTCTTCTCCTCAATGTGAGCCCCTGATGCTTTGCGGCACATCAAGGGCTCTGGTGTGTACGGGGGCTCAAAAGGCCGCGCCCCCTTCTGGGTGTTCCTAAGCACGGAAACTAATCATGCATAGCACGTCAGCAAAGCAAAAGCCCCCGAACCAGAAGGAACGAGGGCAAGTTATGGGATTGTCTGTAGGGGGTATTCTAAGGGGGCTAACTCATCGTCTTCTCCCTTCCTGCTGATGCTTGAACTAACGACCCTTGCGGGCCAGTGCTTGCATCAAACATCATTCAGGACCAACCTGTCAAATGTTATTCGAACCGGGAGGGCCGAGACGATGGTAACCCGGGCCGCCCAACGAGACCCTGATCTGGTTCAACTCCAGCCTCTCAAGATCGGTCAAGGAGCCTGTCTTACGGAACTTATTGTTGAGCACCCGCTCACGCACCTTGCCATATCTCTCATTGATCAGCCGCACGCCGATGGTGCGAGCGTAGTTCTGATACGACAGCGGGGTTCGTCCAAATCGTGCTTTGCCGGGTGTCATTGCTTCGGTCCTTATGAAAAGCCCCGGGAAGCAGAACTGCCCGGGGCTTCATTACAACATATCGTGTGACGACAGTTTAGTGTTTTCCGCCGTCGCCTTCGCCCTCGCCCTCACCTCCGGCATCAGGACCTTGGCCGACAGCACTGTCGTGACCTTCACCAAAAGGCGCACAGACATGCTCGGCGTCCTTTTTGTTGCAGTCGTCAACAGCATTGTAATCGACGGGGTTAAAGTTGTAGGACACGCCATCAATCACCTGATCAGCAGATGCAAAAGACGTGAAGATGAACAAGGCCGTGATGGCCATTAGAATGCGCATGATATTTCTCCTTTTCATGCAGTGGGTTGAACAAGGATTATCTGTAATACCAATAACAGTTTCCGGCATCAATATTGCCTGAGATTGTAGCAATGAGTGCAAATTGTGTTAATTCGGCTGACAGTGTTTTTACTGCCGCGCCTGAGTAAACGTCTGCGG